TGCCTTCACTAAGCTTGACAACAATGTCCTTGTTTGTATCTAAATGTGATAAACGATGAAAAGTAATTTTATAGTTATTCATCAGCGTCCTCCTGTATTATATGCTCTTGACTCTTCGGCAAAATCACCTGTTCTTCGGGTCACTTCTCTACTGAGCATAAAGATAATGTCCTCGATATTAGCAATGCTGATTTCAATAAGAGCGTACTTTTTCTTCATATCCACATACTCGTGGTAGTAGGGCTTAACCTGCTCATTAGCGTTGACAAGTCTATCCTTAGCTGTCTCACTCATTTTATCAAGAGAATATTTCCTATACACAGGGTCACTCACTTCAAAATAAGCTCGTCTTGCTTCCTCAACTAAAATGTCTGCTCTTCCTAACAAGGTTCTAAGATACACTTTCTGTTGTGTAAAGGCATTAAGGTACTCACCTAAATCCTTACTCGGCACATCAGTAATCTCGGCAGGAAGTGTTAAGAAGTCTTCCGCAATGTTTAATCTTCTCTCGTCAAAAAAGATTGCACCTTTCTTTTCTAAAGAAGCTTCCATTTTTTCAAGATAGGACTGTCTAATTGCTTTAGGGTCAATCTTTTCGCTTTTAGGTTCTACCTTAGTAGGCACATTAAATTTCACTTCAAATCGACCTCCTTCTTAGTTCCAACACTCGATAGCATAAGGACAGAAACGACATTCCATAGAAGACTTAGCTGTATAAGGTCGGGCAGGTACTTTTCCCTTCAGGACATACTCGTTAAGCTTTGCACAGTCCCCTAACACTTCGGTCATAACAGTCTGAGACTTTGCGTCCCGAGAGGAAACACAGTACTCTTTAAGCTCCTGATTGTCTTTATTCTCATAAAGGAAAATAACCTTAGTGATAGGAACTTTTGTGTTCATCAAAATGGAGTCCATTTTATAGTGTAACTCACATTGAAACTGAATTTTCTCCTCACGAGTATGCTTACGACCACCTTTCAGGTGCTGATAGTGTTTTGCATACTCTTTCATAAGTTTAGCCTTATCTGCTTCAAAAGACTCAAAGTCAGGATAAAGCTCGTGCAACTCCTTGCGTCTCTCTTCGACACAATACACATAAGACAAACCTTGCTGTTTATGCTCTTCTTTTGCGTCTTTCAACTGAGAAAAACCGTTGGAGTTAATGGACTTAATTTCCAAAATAGCTTTCTCTACTTTAGAAATTGCAAGAAGACCGTCAGTATGACCTTGAATATTGTAATACTGATTAAGCACAGGAATTTCGTCCATAAGTAACATTCCCTGCTCAGCTAAATAAGCTTGCAGTCTTTCGTGAGTTTTTGTGCCGTTATCAAAAATACGGCGAGTACGAGCGTCAATAGCATTGCTATCTCTCTCAGCCTGTGTACGAGCGTAAAAACGCTGTCTCAGGCATTTACCTATCTGTGAAGGGGCATTAACATCTATAGCTCTGTCATTGTCCTCTTCGTTAAGAGATAAAAGGTATAAGTCAAGGTCTTTGATTATGTACCCTTCTCTCTTCATTGCATTAAATACACTTTTAAGTGCCACTTTGTTCATCTCCTTCTTTACAGCCTTTAATTACTACAGGGATTGTAAACAGTATTTGTAAAACAAACATAACGATTACAACCCACTTAAACACACTCAGGGCTATTGCTTTGCTCCAAATGGAGACAAGTAAGTATACGAGTCCTGCAAACAAAGCGTCACAAATTAAGAACACAAGTAACACCATAATTGTCGTGCAGGTAATTACAAAAAGCTTCTTTAAGCTCTTCATTGCTTCTCTCCTCCTTTCAGCATATATAAGAAATCGTCCCAATGAATGACAACAAAACAAGGTGTTTCACCTGACTTAGATTTATATGCAATCATTAAAACTCTTTCGGGACACTGAACCCTAAACGATTTTCTATCTGACCACACACAATCGGTATCAGCAGTACTGTCATAATACGACCTATAATGACGAAAATCTTTATCTTTGAACACTGCATATCTCTCTTGACCACCGTTCAGGTCAATACACATAACAGGAAGACGCAGACCGTCTCTGATAGCTTCTTTCTCTATCTTCTCCCACACTTGCATAGTCAAAGAATAAAAGCTCTTGTCAGTCGTTTTACACTCCACAAGAAGATTATCGTGACGAACATCACCTTTACTTCCCCACAAAGCTCCACTTGCTACAACAGTTCGGGCATTAAGGTCTTTTGCAACGCTCTTCTCCTGTTTCTGAGATTTCTTCTTAACTTGCATTGTCATCACCTCTTCTTGAACAATCCTTTAACAGACTTTGTGGGGCTGTTATTAGCTCTCTTAGCAAGCTCCCATTTTGTGCAGTAAATAGAAGTCTCTGTTACAACCATATCATACTTCAAGACTTCGGGATTTTGACAAACTTCAGTTTTATCACCCACAGCTTGATAGTAATGCTCACAGTTAAAACAGGACATTGTGTATTTAGACCCTTTTTCTACACGCTGTCTCACTTCTCTGAACCCTCTGTTGAAGATAGGACTCTTCGGGGTAGGTTCAGGCTGAGAGGGTTTTTTCAGTTTTCCGTGAGACATTCTATTTACAATATAGTCCTCATTGTCATCAAAATAGGACATCAGTTATTCTTATGCACAATAAGCTTCAGAACTTCGCTCTTTAACTTCTGCACCATTTCAGGGTCAGATTTAAGTGCATTTACAAGAGCAGTAAGACCTTGATACTTCTGACCAAAGCATACAAACCAAGAACCTGTACGCTCAATAATACCCCACTCGACACCACACATAACAATTTCTTTCTCATTGTCATTGTAGAACACAGGAACACCTGCATTGTTATCGGCAAAGTAAAAATCAAATTCGCCTGTCTGCATACGCTTAAAGGTCTTATTCTTCTCAATCTTGAATTTTACTACTTGTCCGACAATCTCTTTGTCGTTGCCAACACCTTCAGTAATCCAATCACCTCTACGAAGTCTGATGTCTACACTACAAGCAAAACCCTTAGCTCTCCCCCCGGGGGTGTATTCAGGGTCGCCATAAGCTCCAATCTTTTCTCTAAGCTGATTGATACCAATAAGGGTAAAAGGGGTCTTATTCTCTCGATTGAGACGGTTATTATTTGCCTGAAACTTACGGAAGAACTCTCCTAAAATCTGCTGAGGAATACCCATACGGATAGTGTCTTCCATAGCTGTCTCTTGCTCTTTATTTGGGGACATTGCCGCAATAGAGTCAAGGACGCACAGTTGTACTTCTCCACTCTTCTGCATATCGAGAATAAGCTGACACGCTTCTTCCATACCGTCAGGCTGAGAATAAAGCAAAGTGTTTACATCAACACCAAGAGCTTCAAGGAAAGCTTCATCGGTTGTTCCCTCAACATCAACTAAAGCACAAATATATCCTTTCTTCTGAGCTTCACGAATGATATGCAAAGCCTGTGTAGTCTTTGTAGAAGAATAAGCTCCTGACAATTCAATAAAACGACCTTCAGGAATACCTCCACCGAGAGCAAGGTCAAGAGCAATACTACCTGTACTTAAACGCTCAATGGATTTGATGTTGCCCTCTTCATCTTTCGGAACACCAAGAGTGATACAATTTGCTCCGAACTTCTTATTGAGGTCGGACATAAGCTTTTCAAGCTCTGCTGACTTCCTTGTAGGCTTTGGTGCAGGTTCAGTCTCAACAGCTACACGCTTAACTTTGTTTTTCGCAACTGCCATTTGTGTCTTCCTCCCATAAATCTCTGATTTCGTAATCTCCGTCATTCTCTAACTGATTAAGAATGGCTCGATTGTAAAAGTCGGTTAAATTTTCACCTGACTTTTTTGTATGAGCTTGTACCCTCTCAGCTAATACATTGCTCATCATAATTGTGGTGCGTTCAAGTGCCATTTCATTACCTCCTATTCTTTTGCACTGTATGAATATCATACCACACTTTTATTTATTTGTCAAGTATGAAATTCATACTTCTGACAAGAATAGTATAACATAAAAAGACAGGGAAGTCAAATCCCTGTCTTGTCTACACAATATTTAATTATCCTTGCTGTCTCTAAAGGGTCAAGCTTCTTATACTCGTCCCACGGCTCAAAGAATTGGTGCTTATCAGTAATGTCGCCCGTAATGTCAAAAATGCGATTTCCAATCTTACAAGCAAAATGATTTCCAACTGCATAGTACATAATCTGAGAGTCGGGGAAGCGAGTATGAAGAATAAAGGCAAACCAATAGCAGTAACCATTAGTAAAAGTTCGTGTTACTTCACCTGAGTCAAAACGCTTAAAATCTCGGATAAAACGCTGAACTCCTGCGTAGGTAGGTAATTGCTTTACTTTCATACTCACACCTCGTTACTTAGCGTCTTGGTAAGAGTCGCCAAAGTCTGCGTCTGCTCTGAGGGGCAGGTTAAGGGAAACATTGTCTCCAAAGGGGTGACTCATATAATGCTGTACTTTAGCAATACACTCTTCCACAAGCTCTTCAGGACACTCAAATACAAGCTCATCGTGAACCTGCAACAGCATATATACACCGTTATCATAGAACCAAGGGTCGAAGCTTACTCTATTCTGAGCAGACATAGTTAAATCTGCGGCACTTCCTTGCACAGCACTATTAACAGAAAGACGCTCACAATATGCCTGAGCTTTGAAGTCACTGCTATTTATATCAGGCAGTCTCCTCTTTCGCTTCAGAACAGTGTACACATACCCATACTTATGAGCAAAACGCTTCTGATTACGAATGAACTTAGATACTCCTGAATATGTCTCAAAGTACTTATCAATATAAATCTGAGCTACATCAAGCCCACTTCTTACTTTATAAGCTTCAAGATACTCTTTGTCTCCTAAGTCTACAGGGTGTCCGTGGTCGCTCTTTAATTGCTCGTAGAGTCTTGACGCTCCACCACCATACATAAGCAGGAAGTTAAGAACTTTTGCCGCCTGTCGGAGATGAGGATATTTCTTCTTTACCTCTTCAGGAGTACAGTCAAGATTAAACATATTAACGGCAGTAGAACCGTGAGTATCAGAACCACTCTCAAACATTTCAAGCAAATTCTTATCTTCAGAGAAATGTGCCAACACACGCATTTCAAGGTTTGCAAAGTCAAGAGCTACAATTTTCTTACGCTTACCTGTGTTCTCATCTACACTACCGATAAACAATGAGCGTATTTGATACTTGTCCTCTTCATCTGCTTTTGGTAACTGCTGTAAATTCGGGGACGAACAAGAAAGT